TCTTAATTCTGTAGCACTCTTAATTCTGTAGCAAGGTTCTGTAGCATGCCAGCGGCACTCCCTCACAAGAAAGCGATTGCCAATCGGATTCGTAAGATGATCCGAGATGGTGTAGCTATGAAGGACATCATGGTATCCATACAGGAGCTACAGGATGCACCTTCTTCCTTTGCCACCTTCTACAAGATTTACGGTCAGGACATTGCTCAGGAGCGTGCTGACATTGTAGGGATGGTAGGCAATAAGGTAGTGCAACAGGCACTAGAAGGTGACTTCAAGTCTCAGGAACTGTTTCTTCGTAGTAAGGGCGGTTGGTCTCCTAACTCTACCCTGAACGAGCAGGAGCAGGACACTGAGGCTGATATGGATGAATCCGCTATCGACGCCCTGATGACCCTCCTTGGTAAATCCCGACCTGATGACTCTAGCGATAACGGCTGACGATTTACGGAAGCTCCCTGATGAAGAAGTAGCCTCCCTGATGGACCAGCTAGGTCCAGCTAAGGTAGAAGAGCTACAACATACTTGGGAGTTCTGGGCTAGACCCAACCAACTGGAGCCTAAAGGCGACCATTGGGATATTTGGGTAGCCTTGGCAGGACGAGGCTGGGGCAAGACCAGAGCCGGTGCTGAGTGGGTAAGACACCGCATCCGTAAAGGTGACAAGATTGTACATTGTGTAGCACCTACTAAAGGTGATGTACGCAAGGTGATGGTTGAGGGGGACTCTGGACTCCTTAATGTATGTTGGAAGGGTGACAAGACATATAGAGGGAAGCATATCGGCTACCCTGAATGGTCCCCCACTAATAACACCATGACATGGGAGAATGGAGCTAAGGCTGTATTCTTCTCGGCAGAGGACCCAGAACGACTCCGGGGACCGCAGGCCTACTCAGCATGGTGTGATGAGTTGTGTGCTTGGCGCAACGCCCAAGAGACTTGGGATATGTTGCAGTTTGGGTTACGACTTGGTAAGCACCCGCAAGTGTTTATCACCACCACCCCGAAGACCACCAAGCTCTTACGGAATATCCTTGGTGATGATAAGACGGTAACCTCCACAGGGTCCACTTACGACAACCAAGCCAACTTAGCTTCTACGTTCCTAGACGCTGTTAGGAAGACCTACGAAGGCACTAGGCTAGGCCGACAGGAGCTATACGCAGAGATACTGGATGAGGCCTCTGGAGCCTTGTGGAGCCGTTCTCTGTTAGCCGAGTGTGAGATAGAGAAAGACAGCGTTCCTGATTTGAACAGGATTGTTGTCTCTATCGACCCTGCAATCACCAGCAACTCCGAGTCAGACATGACTGGTATTGTTGTAGCAGGGGTTGACGTTAATGGTATCGCTTACGTTCTGGCAGACTGCACAGGTCGCTACACGCCTCAGCAATGGGCTGCAAGGGCAGTGTCACTCTTTGAAGAGTATCAAGCTGACCGCATTGTCGCCGAACGTAATCAGGGCGGGGATATGGTTCGCCATACTCTGCACACAGAGTCTGAGACGGTGCCTGTCAAGCTAGTCCATGCTAGTCGTGGCAAGATGGCCCGAGCAGAGCCTGTCTCCGCCCTGTATGAACAAGCTAAGGTGAAGCATGTAAAGGGTCTCAACGACCTAGAAGACCAGATGGTCACTTGGGAGCCACTAGGCTCTGTAGGCTCACCAGACAGATTAGACGCCCTTGTATGGGCTATTACGGACCTATCTCTACAGGGCTATGCCAAGCCCCAATTAAAGCTGGCGTATAGCTCTGCGAAAGGACTACGGTAGTCCAAGTCAGCTCTCTGATTAGACGCTTACAGCGACAGGATACCAGAACATTGCCCAAGAAGCTCTCGGAAACAGAAGCCAAGAAGATTCTCGGTGTAGCCGGTGATAACACTCACAACGGCCAAATCCGAGCGGACGAGTTCCTTCCAGAGCTTCGTGGCAAGAAGGCTATCCGCAAGTATCGTGAGATGCGGGACAACGACAGCACCATTGGTGCAGTTATGTACGCCACTGAGCAGGTACTCCGAGACGTAAAGCTGAAGGTAGTTGCTGCCAACGACTCGGCAGAGGCTAAAGCAGAGAAAGAGTTTGTCGAGACGGTCCTGACGGACATGGACCACACTCTGGAAGACCATATCGCAGAGGCTCTTTCTTCTTTGTCGTATGGCTTTGCTTGGTTCGAGGTAGTCTACAAGCGTCGTGGTGGTCCCAACTTCCGAGACTACAAGCGCTACTCCAAGCACACTGACGGTCGCATCGGCATTCGCAAGCTGGCTATCAGAGCGCCTTGGACGGTATCTAAGTTTGATGTAGACCAGAAGTCCGGTGATGTACTGGGCCTCTATCAGGAAGGCTCTCAGTTTGGCAAAAGCCATTATATCCCTGCTAACAAGTCTTTATACTACAAGACCACAAGCATCAATGGGGACCCTTCTGGTCGTAGCATTCTTCGCAATGCTTACACTTCTTATGAGTATCTGAACAACCTTCAGGCTATTGAGGCCATTGCAGTAGAGCGTGAGCTTGCTGGTATCCCTGTAGCCCGTATTCCCTCGGAATACCTCTCTTCAGAGGCTTCCTCAGCTCAGACGGCCTTTAGGGCCAACCTAGAGGGTATCCTGCGAGATGTAAAGTTCAACGAGCAGGGTTACATCATCACCCCGAGTGATACCTATCCTGACAAAGACGGTAGCCCAACTAACGTCCGTCTTGTAGACATTGAACTTATGTCGTCCAGCGGGACACGCAACATTGACATCGACCCGATTGTTAGCCGCTATCAGCATGACATTGCTCGTAGTGTACTGTCTGAGTTTCTTCTACTCGGCGCACACAGCGCCGGTGGCTCGTATGCGCTATCTAAGTCTAAGACCGACCTATTTCTTAGAGCATTGGAAAGCTACATTGGTGCTATCACCGACGTACTCAACAAGCAGCTTATTGAGCGACTCTGGCAACTCAACGGCCTTTCCTACGATACTATGCCCTACATCGAAGCAGGTGATGTAGCTCCGCATGATCTCCGAGAGATCGCAGCCTTCCTGCGCAACCTTAATGGCGCAGACATCAACGTGTCTGACCACCCCGAAGTTATTCAAGACCTTATGGACATTGCGGAGCTTAGTTATGAACCTGATGCGACTTCCCGGCGAACTGTACCAACGAATGAGCCGTCGAGCTAAAGAGGCCCGAGAGCTTCAGCACCTCAAGAGTATGACTGATCGAGAGCTTGCTGACATCGGACTTACCCGTAACCAAATCTATGAAGCCTTCTTCAAAGGACGTAAGTGATGCCCTACAGCAGTAACGCAGACCTCCCAAAGGCAGTCCGTCAGACTGTACCAGAAGAGAAGCAGGGCAAGTTCCGGCAAGTGTTCAACTCCGTTATGGAGGACACCGGCTCTGAACAACGTGCCTTTCAGGCTGCGTGGTCTGCTGTAGAGAAGGTAAAGACCTCCACTCTGGCTGAGAAAGCCAAGAACTGGAATGCAAAGCATGGAGCTTCTAAGGGCCGCATCTCGGCTAAGACCCTTCGTGCTGTATATGACCGTGGTATCGGTGCTTACAAGACCAACCCCGGCTCTGTGAGGCCTAACGTCACGTCCAAGGAACAATGGGCAATGGCCCGAGTAAACAGCTTCCTAAAGATTGCCGCTGGCCAGAAGTCCGCTACGCATGACAAGGACCTACTGCCGGAGAAGTCTGTGAGCAAAGCTGAGTATCGTGGCAAGAAGGTAACTCTGGACAAGCCCTTCCGTCTGCCTGCTGGGTCCACCAAAAAGTTTGGTGTGTATGTAAAGTCAGGCGACAAGGTGAAGAAGGTTACCTTTGGTAGCCCTACTATGGAAATTCGTCGGGATGACCCTAAAGCTAGGGCCAACTTCCGAGCTAGACACAACTGTGCTGGTAAGACAGATAAGACCACACCGGGATACTGGTCCTGTAAAATGTGGGAACCGGGTGTTTCTGTGAGCGAAATGCTCGCAAAGAACGAGCCCGAAGAAGAACAAGCGAACCTTGAGGGTCAAATCCTAAAGACAGATGACGAGCAACGTCTGGTTTATGGTTGGGCCTCGGTCATCACTGAAGATGGTACACCTCTGGTAGACCGTCAAGGTGATGTTATTGAAGCCGACACTATGGTAAAGGCCGTGAATAAATTCATGGAACATATTCGTGTTGGTAAGATGATGCACAAGGGGGATCAAGTAGGCCAAGTGGTCCACTCGATGCCGCTCACTAATGAGATTGGTGAAGCCTTGGGCGTTTCCAGTAGCCGTGAAGGTTGGATCGTAGCATTGAAGGTATTCGATGATGAGGTCTGGTCTCTGGTAAAATCTGGCCAACTTACGGCCTTTTCTATCGGCGGCAAAGCTAAACGGAAGGAAGTCAATGACTAACATCTTGCTCGACTTGGAGTTGGACGAACTGTCGTTGGTAGACCGTCCAGCAAACCAAGCCGCTACAATCTGTCTTATTAAAAGGGACGAAAGCATGGAAGACATGGAAAAAGGGTACGACTCTTACCTCGATGAGCGTAAGATGTACTACATGGACAAAGGTATGGGTGAAGACGAAGCCATGAAGAAGGCTAAGGAAGAACTCGACAAGATGTCCGCTAAAGAAAAAGAAGAGCTTATGGCTCGTCTTGGTAAGGCTGATGAAGCTGAAGAAACCGAAGTAGATCAGGAAGCCCTGTTTCTGGCTGAGGTTGATGCTCTCAAAGCTGAAGTCTCCCGCCTCTCCAAGGCACTTGAAGACAACGGGTTTGCTGTTACTGAAGAAGAAGTAACCAAAGCCGAAGAACCAGAATACCTCGAAGTCGAAGGCGAGAAGGTGGCTAAGTCGGACATCCCGGCTCCAGTCCTGAAAGCCCTCGAAGAAGCAGCGATTGAAAAGCGTATGGTTGAACTCCGTAAGCAAGCTGACGAAATCCTGCCTAACTTCGATAACGAAATTGCGGCCTCCCTCTTGGCTCATGTAGCTAAAGACGACGCAATCGTAGAGGCCCTCAAGGCTGCTGACGCAGCAATGGGTGCTTCGATGTCTGAGATCGGTGAAGCGTCGGTAGAAGCAGATATGCTTTCTTCCAGCGATAAGCTCGATGCTCTTGTTAAGTCCTACATGGACGAGAACAACCTTGCTAAGAAGGACCATGCTAAGGCATATGCTGCTGTAGCTAAGACCGACGAAGGCAAGGCACTTATCACTAAGCTCTATAAAGGAGAGTAAAGATGGCGACGAATGCAGGCCGCTTTAACAACATTTCTGTAGAGGCAGCAAGTGCTGTCAATCAATTCGAGTTCGTAAAAATGACCTCTACGGGTGCCGCTCAGGCAGGCGACGGTGAACTGGCAATCGGTGTTGCCCTCACCTCCGTTGATCCTTCGGCTACCCCAGCCACCACCAACCTTTCCGTCCAGATTGACGGCATTGCTATGGTGCAGGCTGGTGAAGCAGTAGCTAAAGGTGCATTGGTTGGTTCTGATGCCAATGGCTACGCTACCGATGCTTTTACCACTGGCGACTACCAAGTTGGCGTAGCACTGGACGCAGCTTCGGGTGCGAATGAAATCATTCGTGTTCTGCTCAAGCCAGTAGCCAACCAGTCGGCGTAACTGAGGGAATAGGAGAAAACTAATGCCTTTGCTGACCCCATCGAGTGTGCATATTGATCAGCCGCTCACCAACCTGACGACTGCTTATGCTCAGTCTCAGGAAAACTTCATCGCAGATAAAGTCTTCCCTATTGTAGGTGTAGACAAGCAGTCTGACAAATACTACCAGTACGACCGTGCGAACATGAACCGTACCGGCGACGTTAAGAAGCTGGCACCTCGCACTGAAGTAGAGCGTATCGGTATGACCGTATCTAACGACAGCTACTTTGCTGACGTGTACGGCCTCGGTATGGACTTCGATGAGCAGACCCTCGCTAACGAAGATGCTGCTCTGGACATCCGTTCCGCCGGTGCGCAGACTCTGGCTATGCGTCTGATGATCCACCGTGAGAAGCAGTTCGCTGAGACGTTCTTTGCTGCTGGCGTATGGACGAGCCAAGACCTTCTGTCTGGTCGTACCATCACCGAATGGGATGAGGCTAACTCTACCCCTATTAAGAACATCACCGATGCGTCTCGTACCATCCAGCTCCAGTCTGGCGGCTTCCGTCCGAACACTCTGGTAGTTGGCCGTAAGGTACACGACTCTCTCGTTAGCAACTCTGACATCCTTGCTCGCTTGAACGGTGGTGCTACTGTCACCAATACCGCTCTGGTTACCAAGGCGAAGCTGGCAGAAATCTTTGAAGTAGAAAACTACTACGTCATGGAAGCTGTCCAGAACGACACCACTGAAGGTGCTGCTGAGGTGAATAGCTTTATCGGCGGTCGCCACGCTATGCTTTGCTACACTCCGGGTAATGCTGGTCTTATGACCCCTGCGTCTGGTCTGACTTTCGCATGGAACAGCATTCCGGGTGCTAACAACCTCGGCATCACCGTTGAGTCCTTCTCTGACGACGCACTGAAGCGTCAGCAGATTGCAGAGATGATTCAGGTGAAGATGTCCTACGATATGAAGATGGTTGGCGCTGACTTGGGCTACTTCTTCGAGAACATCGTAGCTGCCGACTAAGGAAGCTAGAGTATGACACCCGACTACTCTCTTCTTCCTTTTCAACTTAGCTGGGTCCAACTCGTTAGACAAGAGTTTAAGGGGTATGGAACCGAATGGAAGCGAGGGGATGTCTTTGACTGGGAACAGCGAGGCATCCCTTGGCGAGACGTTATGTCTTTATTCAATCGGGGCTTTCTCATGCAGGAGGCCCCGACTGAAAACAACCAGAAGAAGGTTGTTGGAGACGGTCTCGATGAACTTGGTCCCGACGAGCTTAAGGTTATCGTAGACAACATTAACGCTAAGGTCAAGCTCAATACGAAGACTGACCGTGAGTATCAGAACAAGAAGTGTAAGGCTTCTACGATCACGAAGAAACAACGTGGTCATATTCGTACATGGCGTAACAGCCCTTGGGCTGATTGGGAGCAAGCATAATGTCAGATTTTACCTACGATCCTGACGATCTTTCTACTTCTACTGCCTCTGGCCGAAGAAACGTAGTTCGTTTCCTCGTAGGTGATACTGACTCCCTTGAGCAACAGGCTACAGATGAAGAAGTTACTTTCGCTCTTTCTCAGTCTTCTGACAGTGTTCACTATGCCGCTGCTTATATTTGTAGAGCTATTGCAGCTAAGTATGCTCGTCGTGTTAATACTGACCTCGATGGTGCTATTAGCGCTGACTACTCTGATATTCACACCCATTATATTTCTCTTGCGGATACCCTTGAGGCTGAGGCAAAGAAGCAATCCGGCCTCGGCGTTAAAGCCGGTGGTATCAGCGAAGCAGCTATCGCTGTGGTAAGACAAGACACAGACCGAGTTACGCCGTCTTTCCGCAGAGATCGTTTCCGCAACCCGCCTAATTATGACGGCTCTTCGGAATACGAGTGAGGGATAGTCTATGTCTTTAAGTCCTAGTGATCTGCTGTTCTTGGTCAAAGACTTTGGCGAACAGCTTACCCTCCGCAAGGTCGCCAAGACAGGTTCCTATGATACCTCTTCTGGCTCTGTGTCTGGGAGTGAGACTAAGGACTATCCTTTTACAGGTTACTTCTATAACCTAGCAGAGGGCGTATTTGACTCTAATCAGACTAGGAAGGGCAGTCGGGCCTGTGTTATTCCCGCCAAAGGTCTTTCGGTCGTCCCAGACGATGAAGACCAGATTAAGGGATATGACGAGACAGTTAATATAGTTGCTGTTAAGACCATTCGTAGTAAGGGTCAGCCCGTCTGTTACCTTTGTGAGATTAGTGAATAATGGGCATCAAGGTTTCTCCCACTTTGAAGCGTAAGCTCGATGCTATTGACGAGATGGCTGAAGATGCTGTTGAACGCAAGATGGTAGCAGTGGCTACAACTACGGTGTTGGCTTCTCCTGTAGACACAGGCGCTTTTGTAAACTCTTGGAGCTTCAAGGATAACCTTGGTGGCGGTAGGAGAAAGTCCTCTGCGAACAAGCCCACGGGTCAAAATCCCGGTTCTGAACGAGGCAAGGCGCTCAACAACTTGGTAAACGACATCAGGTCAACGGTCGAGGCGACCAGCCCCGGCGGAGCAGAGCGAGAGGGTATTAGCCTTCAAGTAGATAACTACTACTTTATCAATCGTGCGCCCCATGCTAAGTCCGTTGAGACTAAGTATCAAATTATTGACAAAGTTGTGAGGCAGCATGGCTAGTATCTATAGAGACATCCGAGCAGCCCTAGAGACTAAACTAAAAGCTGTGTCCGGTCTTCCAGCTATTTCTTACGAGAACTTTAGCTATGAGAGGAAGCCCGGAACTTCTTATGTAGAGACATTCTTTGTCCCCCGCTCTCGCAGGCCTGCTGTACGAGGGCTAAGTCCGCAACAGAGGTATGATGGCATATTTACCGTGGTTTGTTATGCCCCAGAAAACACTGGCCCCGGGGCTGCTGACGAATTGGCCGACAAGGTTTTAGAGGCCTTTGAGGCAACTACAGATGCTTCTTTCATCAACAGTGATGGTGAGAACATAATCGTGTCTATCGACTATGCCGAACGAGAAAGTGGCGGATTAGACACTCCATTTTATTTTGTGCCGGTAAACATCGGTTTCTATATCTATAACTAAGGAGGAAGCAGATGGCTTTCGCACAAGGTTCTCGTTCTCGTTTGGCTTTCGGTGTTGAAAGCACTTTCGGCACGGCGGCTAGCTCTTATACTAATCTCCCATACAACACTCACTCGTTGAACCTGTCAAAGGAGCGAGTAGCTGGCAATGAAATCCAGCCTGACCGCATGCCACGGGTTGACCGTCACGGCAACCGCTCTGTAGCTGGCGACATCACTGTTGATCTGCGAGACACTGCATACGACGACCTGATTGAGTCGGCCATGCTGTCCACGTTCAGCACCGGCGTCATCAAAGTAGGCACCACCCCTAAGTTTCTGACTCTTGAAGACTACGCCGCTGACATCGACCAAGCACGTCTGTTTACTGGCTGTGCAGTATCGACTATGGGTATCTCTATGGCTCCTAACCAGATGGTGACTGCCACCTTCGGTATGGTCGGTAAAGATATGACCATCTCTGCTACAGAGAAGACTGTATCTGCTGCTGGTGTTGGCGAGCCGTTTGACGCCTACTCCGGCGATCTGAAGGTTGCTGATGTAGATGGCACCGGCGCAGCATCAGCACTTTCCATCGTGACCAGTGTAGACTTCACTGTCACTAACTCCTTCGCTCCTACCTTTGTTGTAGGTGATGACTCCGCTCCCGCTCTTGAGTTTGGTCGAGCAGAGATCGAAGGCACCATCACTGCATACTTTGAGGACCTGTCTCTGGTCAACCGCTTCCTGAATGAGACTGAGAGCGCCATCGAAGTATCCGTAGCTGATCCGTCTGCTAACACCATGACCTTCCTTTTCCCACGGGTGAAGTTCAACGCAGCAGACATTCCGGTTGATGGCCCAACCTCCCGTGTAGTAACCCTGCCGTTTGTGGCTCTGTACGACGATACCGAACTGACCAACCTGAAGATCACTACGGCATAAGAATCCCTTGGCCGAGGGGAGAGAGGTGAGCTTGTCGGGTGGCTCCCTCTCTCGTTCATTTTCCCACCCGCCCATAAAGGAACCCGACAATGGATTTGAAGAACCTTACCCCAGCTTCGGACACTATCGAAGTTATTCTGGTACATCCAAACACTCTTGAGCCTCTGATGAACGAAGGCTCAGACAATGAAATGAGTATTACTCTGTATGCACCACACTCCAAGGAGTACAAGAAGCTGGTGCATGAGCAGACCGACAAGCGACTGGCTCAGATGCAAAAGAGCAAGAAGGTGCAAGTCTCTGCTGCTGACCTAGAGAAGTCGTCTATCGACATTCTGGCTAAGGCTACAAAGGAGTGGGACATCACTTATGACGGTGAAAGCCCCAAGCTAACTGTACCGAAGGCCCGAGAAATCTACTCAGAGTATTTCTGGATCAAAGACCAGCTTGAAGAGGCGATTAACGAAACTCTGGATTTTACGCAGGCCTAATTGACGATTTGGTTGAGTTCGCAGAGTGGACTTTCGACCTCAACAAAAGTCAAGACGGCGCAACAAAACTAGATCATTTAGAACAAGTAGAAAGGCAGACAGGACGTACTCCAAAGGAATTAGAAGGCCCCGACTTCCCTATTTCCCTAGAGTATCTCTGGTCTGCCTTTCTTTCGTTGTCAGTCAGTAGAACAATGGGCTTTAGCGCCCCCAACCCGATTACCTACGAAGAAATTAAAGCATGGAAGGAACTAACTCATACGCCTCTCACTTCTAGGGATGTAGAAGCAATTAAGAGGCTAGACTTAGTTTACATGAGGGTTATGAATGGCTGACGTTAAGATCGTCATTGACAGTAGTGATGTTAAAAGGGCTAATGCCGATACCAAGGCCCTGAAGAGCACCTACACGGCTTTAGACAAGCAAATGAAGCCTCTTATTGCAAAGGAACAGGCCTTTGCCAAAACAGTAAGAGCAGTCAATGACGCAATGCGTCTTGGCCTTAAGACTAACAAAGAAGCGATTGCCGACATTCAAAAGCTGGGCAAGGCTTACGGCTATACCGACACTCAGATAAATCGAGTGACAGCTTCTATGTCTGGTGTTCGCAAGAACACTAACCGCATGAATGCTACCATTCAGAACGCTGGTTATCAGTTTGGTGACTTCGCAGTTCAGGTTCAGTCTGGACAAAATGTTCTCGTCGCTTTTTCACAGCAGGGTGCTCAGTTAGCTGGCTTGCTACCGGGAGTTGCGGGTGCGGTAACTGGGGTAGCCCTTGTTATTGGGTCAAGCCTTGCTAGAGCGTTGTTAGATGGATCAGGGTTCTTTAAGTCTTTAACAGAGGCTGTTGAAGATGCGGAAGCGTCTCTTCTTAGCTTTCGAGATCAGTTTCAAAAAGTAGGGGAGGGGTTTAGGTCTGAACTTGGGCCAGAGGTTAAAAAATTTGCAGATGTTTTGCTCAAGAAGACGTTATCTCAAGCTATTGAAGATGTAAACTTAAGCGTTGATAAAATGACAGGTCGGTTCTCTAAGCTACAAAGAGACCTTAACAGAGCAGGTTTTGCTTATGGGCAAGACGAGCTTCAAGCTAATCTTCAAGCTATTAAAGACCAGATTCAGTCTCTTTCGGAGGTTGACCCGTCAAATGCGCAAGAGCTTCGTGATGCTATTGCAATTATCACAGAGCTTATGGGGGAGGGCTTTGCCCCCGGCATTAAATTATCAGAAAATGCTATGGATAGTCTTGAGGCTTTGGGGAAAGAGTTTGCGCAGACTCTTGACTCTATTGTGCCTGTAGTAGAAGACACTACAGATGAGCTAGAAAATCAGTCTGAAGAGCTAGGAAGAATCCTTGATTACGATGAGAAACTTCTTGCCGTAGAAAGAGAACGTGCCTCTCTGGCAGAGTCTATTGAGCAGACTTTCGAGAGGACCGCTAGGCAAGCAAAGCTGATGCAAGAGGGCATGGACCGTGGAGTTGCCGGTCAGGTGGCTTCTATGGAGATGCGGATTGCTAAAGAAAGAGAGCTTCTTATTCAGCTTGAGAACGCCGGTGAGGTTTCCCCCGGAACGGCTTTATCTACATCGGTGACTAGGCAACAACAGCTTGAGCAGTACACCGCTGATCTGACAGGGATGGCAGCTAAGAAGGCCACTACCGGCACAGAACAACTGGACGATGCCGGAGATGCACTAACAGAATACGGCAAGAAGTTGGACCAGATCAGACTGCAAGTCTCAGGAGAGTTTGCAGGCACAATGATCGATGCCTTCCGAGAAGTTGCTGACGGAACTAAGACTGTTGGTCAGGCCTTCGGCGACATGGCAGAGCA